TCATCTTCACTCCTTGAAGCTTACGATGAGACAGAAACCCTCCCTTATTCAATACCGCAAATCTGTTCCATAGGTGCTGACGTCAGACAGCGGCATATCAGAAAGACTTTGTGCGCGGTGCTTTTGCCAAAGACATCGAGACGGCTTGTCTTAGCATTGGGCGGGGCAACGCAAAAACGGCTTTGAGCGCGGGTATTGGTTTGGGGCATCTGGTGGGTGAGATTGCGCCCCAGCCCAAACGGGAGATTATTTTCGCGGCCCGCAACCGAGATCAAGCCAAAACGGCTTTCGGCTTTCTGGTGGGCTTTATTGAAGGCTTACCTGAGGATGAACAAAAGCAATTTACGATACGGCGCGGGTCAAGGCTAGAAGTTGAAACGTCTGCGGCGGGCAGCGGGCTGGCTCGTGTTATCGCGGCTGACGGCAAGTCTATTCTTGGCGGTGCGCCAACGCTGGCAATCTTGGACGAGCGAGCCGCATGGGAACGGGAAAAGGGCGATGCACTGGAAAATGCAATTTTGTCCGGTCTGGGCAAGCGGGATGGTCGCGCTCTAATCATCAGCACCTCAGCCCCTGATGATGCAAATACCTTTTCACGGTGGCTGGATGAGCCGCCCACCGGAACCTATGTGCAGGAACACCGCCCCGATGCGGGCTTACCGCCTGATGATTTTGACAGTTTGTTAGTGGCAAACCCCGGAGCAATAGAGGGCATCGGCCCGTCGGCTGATTGGCTAGTGGCTCAGGCGATGCGGGCGATTGCGCGGGGTGGTTCTGCGCTATCCAGTTTCCGAAATCTCAACCGCAATGAACGTGTTGCAAACGATAATCGGTCGGTACTGCTGACTGTGGATGAATGGCTTGCCTGTGAAGTGTCGCCGGATGATTTGCCCGAACGTGACGGCCCTGTTGTTCTGGGCATCGACCTTGGCGGGTCGCGTTCAATGTCTGCGGCTGCGCTCTATTGGCCTGACACTGGACGGCTGGAATGTGTCGGGGCATTTCCCTGCAAGCCCAATTTGGCGGATCGCGGGCAAGCTGACGGTGTGTCTGGGCGTTATATCGAAATGGCTGACCGTGGGGAACTGGTGACAATGGGCGACGCAACCGTGCCTGTTGCCCGCTTTATGGCTGACATTGTGACCAAGCTTGACGGTCAGTCCCCCGCCGCAATCGTGGGTGATCGGTTCCGGCATGCTGAATTTCTTGAAGCTTTGCATGCTGCGGGCCTTGATCGGGTGCCTTTTATCTGGCGCGGATTTGGCTGGAAAGATGGTTCTGAAGATTGTGAACGCCTGCGCCGTGCAGTGTTTGAGGGCGAAGTGAAAACCGTGCCGTCGCTGCTGCTGCGCTCTGCGTTTTCTGATGCAATCACATTGGTTGATCCTGCGGGCAATCACAAGCTGGCCGCTGGCCGCTCTACGGGTCGGATTGACCCTGTTGCAGCAACGGTTCTGGCCGTGGCTCAGGGGGTCCGAATGCGCCGCGCCCCCACACAAAGCAAAGGGAGCTTGGTATGGGGCTAAATCGCAAGGAATTTGCACGGCATTCAAAGAAGGTCACACGCGGCCCGCGCTGGAAGGCGGTGCGTCTGCAAGCCCTTGATCGGGACGAATGGAAATGTGTGCAGTGCGGCACCCACAAGCGGCTTGAGTGTGACCATATCAAGCCAGTCAGAACGCATCCCGAACTGTCTTACACGCTGACTAATTTGCAAATTTTATGCGGTTCCTGTCACACCCGAAAAACCAGAATTGAGGTTGGGCATAAGCCCTTACCCCCAAAGCGTCAGGAATGGCGCGATTTGCTGCGAGATATGCAGCGTAACCCGTCTAGCATTGGAGAAAAAATATGCTTGATTCACTAAAAATTACCCGCCGCCAGTCGGAAATTCGTCAGGAACTGGCAACCCTTGTGGGCAAAGACACGCCCACGGATGATGAAACGCGCTCTATGGAAACGCTGGATGGTGAATATCGCCAGAATGAAATCCGGTTTCGGGCGGCTTTAACCAGCGAGGATACAGAACGCCGCGAGGCTGGCGACGAACTCGAAACCCGTTCGGATCGGGAATGGTCTGATTTGATGAGCGGTTTTGAAATTCGCCAAGTAGCTTTGCAGCTTGATGAAGGCCGCAATCTGGACGGACATACGGCGGAAATTGTCGAAGAAATGCGCACACAAGGCGGGTATCGCGGCACCCCGATTCCTTGGGAAGCATTGGAAATCCGCGCGGGTGACACCTTGGCGGGTGGCACACCTGACCCAATTCGCACCGCGCCAATTATTGAACGCCTGTTCTCTGGATCGGTTGCGGCTCGCATGGGCGGCAACATGATAAATGTCGGGATTGGTGCAATGGAATACCCAGTTGCCACCAGTGCGGTAACGGCGGGCTGGGCCGCAACTGAAACTGGGGATGTGTCTGGGCCAAGTGCTTACACCACGCTGGACCGACCTTTGAAACCGGATCACAATCTTGGTGTTCAAATGAAAATCACGCGCAAGGCCATGAAACAATCGGGGGCTGCTTTAGAACAAGCGGTGCGCCGCGATATGAATGGCGCGATTGAGGAGGCTCTGGACAAGGCGGTATTCCTTGGCAGTGGTGCGGCCGGTGAACCAACGGGCATTTTTGCAGGTGCTGCGGTTTGGGGAATTACGGAAACGGCGGTTGATGCGGCTGCGGATTGGGCGGCGATCCGGTCCGAGGTGGTGGCCTTTATGACGGGCAACGCGGCGGCTGGCCCGTCCGATGTTCGCATGTTGATGCGCCCTGAAATCTGGGATGGCATGGATGGCAGTTTTATCACTGGCACGGCGGTCACAGAATGGGATCGGTTGATTGCGGCCATTGGCGGTGTGGTTATGTCGCACAATGCACTTGCTGCACCAACCGGATCACCGCTTGAGTCCAGTGCCATTTTGACCACAACGGCGGGCGGTGTTGCGCCGTTCTTTGTTGGGGCATGGGGTGGCATTGATCTTATTCGTGATCCATATGCAGACGCACAATCGGGCGGTTTGCGTATCACCGCGCTGGCAACAATGGATGTTACGGTTTCGCGCTCTGTGCAAACCCGCATCCTTACAGGCCTGCAATAATGCTTTGGGGCGGTCACAACGGCGGGCTTGAGGTTCGCCGCTCCGTTGGCGGTGCAACCGTTTTGCGGGGCCGCTTTCCCTATGGCGTGTCTACCATTCTTTGGGATGGTGGGCACACTGGGCAAGCACGAAAAGAGGTTATCGCGCCCCGCGCGTTTGCCATTCGGGTTGAGCAACAAGATCAAGATATTCATTTCTTGTCAGGCCATGACTTTGATAAGCCGTTAGCCAGTCGCGCCGCTGGTAGTTTGACCCTGACCGATAGTGACGAAGCGTTGATTTTCGAAGCAACTATCTCGCCCGAAATGCGTGACGTGTCATATGTCCGAGATTTTTTGGCGGGTTTGGGCGCGGGGCTAATCAAAGGCGTTTCCCCGGGCTTTCGCATTGCGCCAACTGACCAAGCCGAAAGTATCCGCTCGGATGGTGACGGGGTTTTGCGCACCGTCAATTCTGCGGAGTTATTCGAGATTAGCGCAGTGACAAAACCAGCCTATTCGGAGGCGCAGATTGAGGCGCGTTCTTGGAGCGTTCCGGCACAACCAAAAACAGGATCAAAAAGGGGGATTGCAAGATGGCGGTAACATTAAAACAAGTGGAAGCCATTCCGGCAAGTTATCCAGACGTTACGCCGTTTGATCGGTTTGGGTATATTGAATACTCAGACGCGCCCACAAACGAGGCTCAAGTGTGGCAACGGATCGAAGCCTATACGGCACACCGCTGGACCGCGCGTTCTGTGGTCTGGACGGTTGAGGGTTGTGGCGCATGGGAGCCGCCATTGACGCCTGCAACGGTCACGCTGGTTGAGGTCTGGGAAATGGGGGCGTGGAGTTTAACAACGCCCATTCCGTCACCATACGGCAGTTATGAATTTGCTGGCGATGGCCCTTATCGGGTCACGGCAACCGTTGGCGGTGGCGATGTGCCTGCGGCGGTTCAAGAGGCGTTCAGGCGGCTGCACGAATACACGCGCGGTATTAATGACAGCTTCAAAAACGAAACGGCAATGCGCCAAGACGGTGACACCGAAATGGTCACAAACTGGACGGCCAAGGCACTGCAATTATCAGGGGCTGCGGATCTACTGCGCCCATATCGGAGGGCTTAAGCATGTGGCCATTCAAGAAAAAGATTGAAACCCGTTCAACAGGTTCAGGCTACACCGCCGAAATCATGGCGGCGCGGGAAAGTTATATTTCGGGGCGTCAGGGTATCGGGGAATTAACGGCGACGGTTCAAAGCTGTGTGTCTCTCTGGGAGGGCGGTTTGAGGCTTGCTGATGTGACTGGCACCGGATTTGCTAAACGGGCATTCTCTGGCACTTGCGGCGCGGTCCTTGGCCTTGCGGGGTGAATCCTTGTTCCTAATCCGTGAAAGCGGGCTGGTGGCCTGTTCAGATTGGGATTTGAAAACCCGTGACGGTAAACCAACCGCCTACCGCGTGTCAGTTTCCGAGGCTGGTGGGGGTCGCTCCGAAAACGCGCTTGCTGGCGAAGTGCTGCACTTTCGGATCGGGTCCGATGTATCCGCGCCTTACTATGGCACTGCCCCATTAAAGCGGGCGCAGCTTACAGCGGGATTGCTGCAATCGGTGGAATCGGCCTTGTCCGAGGTGTTTGAAATGGCACCACTTGGCTCACAGATTGTTCCTATGCCCGAAATGCCAGAAACCGATATGGAGAAAATGGCGCAAGGGTTCCGAGGCAATCGGGGGCGGGTTTTGGTTCGTGAATCAGTCAACGTGACGGCGGCGGGCGGGCCTGCACCGCAACAGGATTGGAAAGCGGCAGACATATCGCCCGACCTTTCCAAGAGCATGACGCGCGAAACGCGCCCGCTTTGGGTAATGCCAGCACCACGGGGCCAATGGTGCGCGAGGCACAACGCCACCTTGCTCAGTGGATGTTACAGCCCATTGCCGCCTCTATCGCAGAGGAATGCACCGCCAAGCTGGGCAGCAAGGTCACGCTGGACGTAATGCGGCCCCTGCAAGCCTATGATGCAGGTGGTCGGGCCAGAGCCTTCACCGCGATGATCAAAGCAATGGCAGAGGCCAAAGCGGTGGGCATTGATACCGAGCAAGCTTTGCAAATTGTAGATTGGAATAATGATCCTGACTAATCGTCCAACTTCGGTGGCTTTGACATTGATAATTTTACTCCGAAAAGGCCTTCATCTCCCTCCATATCGTCCCAACCTCCAACTATCAGTGCATCACAAACAGCGGAATTTGCTCTGGCTTTTTTTAAGAAAACACCGAATGTATGGGCGTCTTTCTTATTTAGGTATCCAACATGCTTGTTCTCGATATGAACTGTTATTGCGTTAGAATCATGGGGGTTTCGGGGTTCAGGTTTCAGAGTAGCTATCACGTCAAGTTCAACGCCATCCACTTGTTTTCTGCCTCCTGCAAGCAATAACAAATTCGATTGGTAATGTGCTGCTCCTACAACTTTATAAATGTTGCCATTGCCTCTTTTGCAACTGACCTCAGTATTCTTTGTTCCACGAAACAAACCGAAAAATGCCATAGTAAATCTCCTTAGATACATTAAACATCTAGAAAATTAACACAAACTCTGGCTGCATTCCATGATTT